CCCGATAAAAGTTATAATAAATTATCGGTTGCAGAAAAAGAAATAGGAGGTATACCAAACTCCTCGGAAGATATTAGACAAGCACACGCAGCAGCTATAGAATCATATATAGATAAACATGTAGGATTAAAAGAAGATAATAACTATGGTGATTTATATTTTGATCGTACATTAAATGATTGGGCTTTGTTTGATATAAATAAAAGAACAAAGTTTGATGCAGCAATAAGCTCAGGGCTTGCAATTATGGCATGTAATAAAAATATGTATGCGCCCGCTGTAATAAAAACAAAAAAGAAATTAGAGTTTGAATTTAAAAAATATAATAACCAAGGTAGTTTATCAAAAATATTAAAGTAAATGGCAAAGTCACACCCAACAGGATTATTCCCGAGTCAATCAGTATCTAATGCAGAAAAAGGAAGCTTAGAATATGGAAAAAAGATAGGAAGAGCTATTGAATCAGAATGGTTTAAAAAAGATTCAGGTACGTCTAGGTATCAATCTAATCGTGAAAACTTTCATAGATTAAGGCTATATGCTAGAGGAGAGCAATCAATACAAAAATATAAAGATGAACTCTCAATAAATGGGGATTTGTCTTATTTAAATTTAGATTGGAAACCTGTACCTATTATTCCAAAGTTTGTAGATATTGTTGTAAACGGTATTGCAGAAAGAATGTATGATATAAAAGCATATTCACAAGACCCTCATTCAACACAAGCAAGAACAAATTATATGGAAAATATTCTTAGAGATATGAAAGCTAAAGAATATATAGATACTGTACAAGAAGTTTTAGGTGTTAATACTTACAATACTGATCCTAAAAAATTACCGGTTGATGAAACTGAATTAAGTGTTCATATGCAACTTGATTATAAACAAAGTATAGAAATAGCACAAGAAGAAGCTTTGAGTAATGTTTTTGATTTAAATAAATATGAACTGGTAAAAAGAAGACTAGATTATGATATAGCTGTTATAGGAATGGCTTGTGTAAAAAATGGATTTAATAAAGCTGAGGGTATAACTATAAATTATGTTGATCCTGCTGATATTGTTTATTCGTTTACTGAATCTCCATATTTTGATGATTTATATTATGTAGGAGAAATAAAAAAAGTAAGCATTGTTGAGCTTAAAAAACAATTTCCCAATATATCAGATGAAGAAATAAAAAATATAGAAGATAATGGATTAGGCTCGGGAGCATTATTATATAATAAATCTTATGGAGCACTTGATGGAGATGATGAAGGATATGTATATGTATTATATTTTGAATATAAAACTTATAGAAATCAAACTTATAAAATTAAAGATACTATCACAGGAGGTAAAAAAACAATAAAAAAAGAAGATACTTTTAATCCTCCAGCTGATCAAAGGTCAAGATTTGAAAAAGTAAACAGAGCAATTGAAACATTATATTGTGGAGCTAAAATAATTGGCAGTGAAAATATATTAGAATGGAAACTTGCAGAAAACATGACTAGGCCAAAGTCGGATGTTACTAAAGTGCAAATGTCTTATAATATAGTTGCTCCTAGAATGTATAAAGGAAGATTAGAATCACTAGTTAGCAGAATGACAACATTTGCAGATATGATTCAATTAACACATTTAAAATTACAACAAGTATTATCAAGAATGGTTCCTGATGGAGTATTTTTAGATGCAGATGGAATAGCAGAAGTAGACTTAGGTAATGGAACAAATTATAATCCTCAAGAAGCTTTAAATATGTTTTTTCAAACAGGGTCTGTTATTGGAAGATCAATGACACAAGATGGAGAGTTTAATAATGGTAGAGTGCCTATACAAGAATTACAAAGCGGAAATGGTGGAGGAAAAATATCATCTTTAATTACTGCTTATAATTATTATTTGCAAAATATGCGAGATGTTACAGGATTGAATGAAGCAAGAGATGGGTCAGTTCCTGATAAAAATGCATTAGTAGGATTACAAAAATTAGCTGCTGCAAATTCAAATACAGCAACACGCCATGTATTGCAGTCAGGGTTATACCTTACTTTAAAAACCGCAGAAGCTGTAAGTTTAAGAGTTTCAGATGTTTTAGAATATGCGAACACTAATAATCAATTTGTAAATTCTTTAGGAAGATTTAATGTTGCAAATTTAGAAGAAGTATCAGAACTTCACTTGCATGATTTTGGAGTATTCTTAGAATTATCTCCAGATGAAGAAGAAAAACAATTATTAGAAAATAATATTCAAATGACCTTATCTAAAGATCAAATAAATTTAGAAGATGCTATAGATATAAGGGAAGTTAAAAATTTAAAACTAGCTAATCAATTATTAAAATTAAGACGAAGAAAAAAATTAGAACAAGATCAGGCTATTGCTAGAAGAAATATAGAGCTACAATCTAAATCTAATGCAGAAGCAGCTCAAGCAGCCGCGTCAGTAGATATACAAAAAAATCAATCTTCTACAGAAAACAAAGTAAAATTATCACAAGCTCAAACAGAATTTGATATTAAAAAATTAGAAAGAGAAGCAGCTATTAAAAAAGAACTTATGTTGCACGAGTTTCAATTAAATGTAAAGCTTAAAGAAATGGATTTACGAGTGATTAATGATAAAGATAAGTATCGTGAAGATAGAAAAGATGATAGAACAAAAATACAGGCTTCACAACAGTCTGAATTAATAGACCAAAGAAAAAATAATAAACCTCCAAAAAACTTTGAATCAGCAGGGTTTGATAATTTAGGTGGATTTGGTTTAGAACAATTTGAACCAAAATAATAAATAAATAAAAAAAAATGAGCAAAGTACCTAGACACGATTGGACCGGAAGTATAAACGGTTCAACTTACACAACAGCAAGTTCAAATGCTATTACGCCTGATTCAGGCAATGTATTTGTAGCTATAACAATGCTATCTGATACTGTTTTTGATAGCGCTAGCGGATTAGTTGCAGAAAGCGCAACAGCATATGTTAATACAGAAGGCATTGGAGCTGGAGCAAACGGAATAGTTGTTGATAGCGTTACGTTTCCTAAAGGAGTTACAATTTATGGTCGTTGGACTGAAATTGATGTAAATTCAGGAACTATAGTAGCTTATCAAGGATCATAAGGTTAATTATTCTTACCTTTATTAAAAGAATAAACAATTATATTATATCATGTCAGAAGAAATAAAAGCAAAAGTTGTAGAAGATGAAAATCCCTCTACAGCTGAAAAAGAAACTAAAGCCCTAAAAAAAATGGGATTAGATACTGGTGTTGAAACAATCACCAAAGTAGATTTAAGAAAACCTAAACAAGAAAACAATGCCACTGAAGAGCAAAGCACAGATGAGGTTTCTGTTCGCGACGGATCCGAAGTTAGCGAAGAAATACGTAAAGAAAACGAAACGCAGCCTCAAGAGTCTACCGGAAAAAGTGAAGAAAAAAAGGAAGAAGAAGAAAAGATAATTGAAGAAGTAAAAGAATTAGAGCCGGAAGCTCAAGAAAAATCTACTCCTTCAGTTGAAATAAAACAAGAAAAACCTCTTGTAGAAAATTCTGAACAAGAATTAAATATTCCTGAAGGTATATCAGATCTCGTTAATTTTATGAATGAAACGGGAGGGTCAATGGAAGATTATATTAAATTAAATAAAAATTATAGCGAATTAGATGATGCAAATATTATAAAAGAATATTATGCTACTACAAAGCCACATTTAAATAATGATGAAATTAATTTTTTAATAAATGATAATTTTTCATATGATAAAGAATTAGATGATCCAACTGATATAAAAAGAAAAGACTTGGCTTTTAAAGAAGAAGTTGCTAAAGCAAAAAATCATTTAAATAGCCAAAAAGAAAAATACTATAAAGAAGTTAAAAGCACAGGTAGCTTATCTAAAGAGCAACAAAAAGCAGTTGACTTTTTTAATAGATATAACAACGAGCAACAACAAATTGCTCAAACACAAGAAAAAGCGTCAAATACGTTTAAACAAAAAACTAGTGAAGTTTTCAACCAAGAATTCAAAGGTTTTGATTTTAATATTGAGGACAAAAAATATAGGTTTAAATTAAAAGATGTTGATAAGGTTAAAAATACTCAAATGGATATTATGAACGTTGTTGGTAGTTACCTCGATGAAAATAATACCTTAAAAGACGGGTATGGTTATCATAAAGCATTATTTGCCGCTAAAAACGCTGATAGTATTGCAAATCATTTTTATCAGCTTGGTAAAACAGAAGCCGTTAAAGAAATCTCAGCAGAGTCTAAAAATATAAATATGGACCCGAGACAAACTAGTGGAGGTTTTGTGGAATCAGGAGGAATAAAAGTAAGAGCAATATCCGGCGATGATAGCAGTAAGCTACGAATTAAATTAAAAAAATAATCATTAATTAAAATTAAAATATAAAATGGCAGCAATAACTCCATCAGCTGGAAGCTCGTTAAACTCAACGCCAGCACCAGCTAAACAGACATTATCGTCTAACTACCTATCATTCACAGGTGGTTCAAACGATTGGTCTCAGCAGTATTTACCAGACTTATATGAGCAAGAAGTAGAAGTATTTGGAAACAGATCTATAGCTTCTTTCTTAAGAATGGTAAGCGCTGAAATGCCTATGACTTCTGATCAAGTTGTTTGGTCTGAGCAAGGTAGACTACATTTACACTACAAAGGTGCAGCAGTAGCTAACACCGGTGTAATTACAATTGCATCTTCAGGAACTCACGCAGTAAGAGTTGGTCAAACTATCGTATTAAGCGATAACCAAACTTCTCCTACAGTAATCAAAGCGTATGTTTCTGCAGTAGCAGCTGACAATACAACATTAACTGCAATTCCTTATACAGGAGGCGCAACTGTTGGTGCTGTATCTGGTTTCGTAACAACTGATGACGACGGAACAGCAACGTGTGACTTATTCGTGTATGGTTCTGAATTTAAGAAAGGAACTTCAGGAATGACGAATGCAGTACAACCAT